GAATAATGCGCGTAGCAGGCACAGTCTCATGGCCCAACAAAAAGAAAGAAGAAAAAGGATATGTGCCAGAGCTTGTCACAATGCGGACAGAGTTCAGCACAGACAGAGACCCAGTGCCGTTCGAGCGCATGATGCGTGCCTTCCCGCCTGTTAAGGGGGTATCAACCTCCGCAGGTGACAGCCCCTTTAACATTGACCTTGGCAAGCAGGCGATGGATCGGGCGCTGGCGCAGCAGTCAATCATGCAGGGCGAGGACTGGCATCACAACGTCGTGCGCCTCGTCGGGTCATATGTCTCAAAGGGCTTGGCAGACGCAGAGATACACGCCATCACGGACAACTTCACGCAGCCGCCATACACTGTGGACGACACGCGCAGAGAAGTGCAGCAGGCCATCGACGGAGCCAGAGCGAAGGGATGGACGCCAGAGCCGCAGCTAACGCCGCAGGAGGTGCTCGCCAAGCCTGCGCCGCAGCCAGAGCCGCAGCAATTCAATATTGCCACAGAGCCGACGCAGACTGCACCTGCTCCAGAGCAAGTGAAGCCACGCGCCCCGATCTTCTGGGCGGGAGAGGCCAAGCCAGTCTTGTCGTCAAGCTATCTCGTCAAGGGCTGGCTCGGCTCAGAGCAGATGTCGGTTGTCTACGGCCCGTCAAACGTCGGCAAGTCGTTCTTCACGCTAGACATGGCGTTCCACATCGCGGCGGGCATTGACTGGCAGGGCAATAAGGTCAAGCAGGGCGCGGTTCTGTACCTCGCAACGGAGGGCGGCAACGCATTCCAGAACAGGGTCTACGCGTTGATGCAGCAGCACGAGCTAACCGACGTGCCTCTCGCCATCAGGGCAGCGCCTGTCGATCTGCTCAGACCAGACGCAGACCTAAAAGAAATCGCAGACCTGTGCGACGAAATCACGGCGTCTCACGGCCCAATCGCAATGATTGTCATCGACACACTCTCCAGAGCAATGGCTGGCGGCAATGAAAACGGCCCAGAAGACATGACGGCATTCATCGGCAACGTGGATGCTCTCAGGAGCTATGCAAAGGCGCACGCCCTAATCGTTCACCACAGCGGCAAGGACACAGCCCAAGGCGCGCGGGGCCACAGCAGCCTCAGAGCCGCGACAGACACAGAGATCGAGCTGGACAACGATGATGGTCTCAGGACAGCCACGGCCACAAAGCAGAGAGACATCGAGCCAAGGCCGCCGATCCCGTTCATCCTCAAAGTTCACGAGCTGGGGCAAGACCTGGACGGCGATGCAGTCACGACGTGTACGATCCACACAGCAGCGCAGGAAGACGTCCAAGACAGCCGTAAGAAGAAGCCAAAGGGCCGCAATCAGCAGGCGCTCGTCAGAGCATTCCAGCAGATGCGTCAAGACGAAATCGGATGGCCGAACAAGGGCGGCACAGGCTGGCCAGAGAGCGGAAAGTACTGGGTCATAGATGCCGAAGACTTCTCAAAATTCGCCAGAGGAAAGCTGGAGGCAATCAACCCAAGAGCGGCCTTCAAGCAGGCTTACGAGGCGCTCCTAGAGAGCGGCTACATGACCCAAAACGAGGGCTATTGCTGGATCAGCGCCAAGGAAGGCCGAATTTGACGAAAACAGCTAAGTGCCTGAAAACGCACACTTCTACTGTATGAAAAACTTTTCATACACCCAGCGTTTTCAGGTGCTTAAAATGACCGTGGTGTATGAAAGTGTATGAAAAGTGCGAATGTAACGAAATCAATGGTTTAGGTGTGCTGTTTCATACACTTTCATACGGTTTCATACACTTTTCATACGGACGGGCAAAGGTGTATGAAATGTATGAAAGGTCTATAAGACTTTCATACATTCATACAGCCCCAGAATTTGAGAGACAAAACGGAGGAGATTGAGATGCAGATTGGTGGTGTGAATAATCGGAAGTCGGGTGGTCGTGGAAAGACGGCTCCGAGGCGGCCAGTCAGGCAGAAGAAGTCTGATCGGTTGCTTCACGGAACGCATGACAGGGAGGCGGTGATGTGTGACTTGGCATTGGCTCCTCTTGATCGGCTGGCGGAGGAGATGAATTGGAAGTGGGGGATTGATGTGCTGCCTGAGCTGGTCACGCCTGAGATGGCGGCGAAGTATGGGTCGGCTGTGAGTAAGTTGCATGAGGCGATGGATGAGGGGAAGCCTGATGTCGTGGCCGCTCGTGTTGGCGTGTGTATCAGGGGATTGCAGGCGATGGATGCTCAGGCGACTGAGGCTGGGGCTGAGAGGGCGTCGATGGATGTGTGGCAGGTTGAGCTGAATGGGCAGACGATTGGGATCATGAAGGAAGGGCGGTCATGGCAGGCTTTGCAGAAGGAGATGCCTGATGTGAAGCTGTGGACGCTCAGAGAGGTTGCCGTCGCTCTCCAGTTTTATGCGGAGCATGGAGTGGGGAAGATGACGGAAGAGGTGAAGTCGCTCTTCCCAGATGCCGAGGTTGTCGGTATGAAGGGCAAGGGATCGTTAGATGAGGAGATACCGTTTTGAACGAGAGAACGTCTGTGCTTGAGGATGCGTCGAGCCTGATTAATGGTCAGCGTCAAAGCGACTATGGTACGCCTGCGGAGAACTTTCAGTGCATTGCTGATATGTGGGCGGCGTATCTGGGCCGTGATATCAATCCTGCTGATGTCACGAACATGATGGCGCTGTTGAAGATTGCGCGTTTGCGCAATGGTCATCACAGAGATAGCTTCGTGGATGGGTGCGGGTATTTAGCACTTGGCGCAGAGCTTAGCGGGTGATAGTCATGAAGCGTGGCCTTTCACTGCTCCTCCCGTCTACTCGGCCACTAACTTGCCCCTGCGCTTCGGCGTGGGGGTTTTCTTTTATGGGGATGTGAGAATGGATATTGAGATAGATATGGATGGTGTGGACATGAATGTCGTCAGCGAGGTGCTGATCGTCATCACTGATGCGCTGCTCGATGCTGATGTCGATCCAACGCCAGACGAAATATTCGTGGCGATTGGGGAGCTGATGAGCGCGCTTGTTGAGGAGCTGATGGGGGTTGGTGAGGTAATGCATTGAGATCGGCTTGTACGGCGCTCTTTGATGGGTCTGTGAGGCTCTTAGCGCTGCCACGCAGACACGGCGCAGCAGAGGCGCGTGCGTACGTGGCATGATCGGCGGTTTATGTAAATCGGATTAACATTATGAGCAACTGATATATAATCAGTTGGTCTAAATTGCTGTTGCGGCATTATGTGCAATATAATCAATAACTTATCAGCAGGCATCCTTGGGTAGCACAATTCTCAGCGAGACGCACAGCGAGACAAGCGCCGCATCTCCGCGACATTGTGGCGCCGTGGCAGGCTGGCAGGATCGGCCGAGACCCCCCCCCGTGGGTGGCTGCGGCGGCGGGCGTGTGTATATAGAAAAGCACACACACGGAGCCCCCCCCGTACCCCCTTGTTTTATTACGCATCCTGCCATAAAATTTTTGAAAATTCACAGGAACCCAAAAATGGCTGGCAAAGCGCTCAAGAAGAGAATCCTCACAGACGTCGCCGACAACGGCGGCGTTGACTGGCTGTATGACCAGATCGCCAGCGGCATCACCGTGGCCGAGCTGGCACGGCAGTACGGCTGCTCCCGCAGCTACATCAGCCGATCCTTGAACAGCGTCCCCGAATACAAGAAAGCCTTGGAGAGTGCTCGTGAGGAGGCTGCCGACGCTCTCGTGGAGCAGGGCTTGGAGATGGTCGATAGCCTCAGCGCCCTCAGCACCACGAATGAGATTGCGGCCACACGAGAGAAGGTGAACTTCCGCAAGTTCATGGCTGGCAGCATGAACCAAGCCAAGTATGGCACTCGGCCACAGAATAACGTGACGATCAGCATCGGCGACATGCACCTCGACGCCTTGCGGAAGGTGAATAGCCAGATGGCGGCGCTTGAGGATGAGGATCGGCAGCGTGAGGCCGCCACGATTGATGCGGATTATGAGGACGTCAGCGATGACTGACGAGAATGATATTCTTGGTCGGCCTCCCAAGCGCAAGCCGCCTGTCGAGAAGGACGGCCTCGACGGCCCCAGCTTTGACGAGCTGTGCAAGCCCCTGAGCGCCAAGGTGCTGACGAAAGCTCGGATCGCCCTGACGAGCGAGATGGGCGCAATGTTTCAGCAGCGACGCAACATAAAAATCCCAAAGGTGAGGAATAAGTGGTGAGCGAAACCAACCCATTTGAGGAGTTTGTTGCGGAATACCGCGACGACCCCGTGAAGTTCGTCGTTGAGGTGCTGGGCGCGAAGCCCTTGCCGTATCAGGCGGAGTTTTTGCAGGCGATTGCCGATGGCGAGCGCAAGATGTCAGTTAGATCGGGCCACGGGACTGGTAAGTCCACGTCGGCCTCGTGGGCGATGCTGTGGTATGTGCTGCTGCGCTTCCCAAACAAGGTTGTCGTCACAGCGCCCACCAGCGGCCAGCTATTCGATGCTCTGTTCGCGGAGCTGAAGCGCTGGATCAATGAATTGCCGAAGCAGTTGCAGCCGATGCTGACTGTGAAGTCTGATCGGGTTGAGCTGGCTGCCGCGCCGTCCGAGGCGTTTATCTCGGCCAGAACGAGCCGTGCAGAGACGCCAGAAGCCCTTGCGGGTGTTCACAGCGAGAACGTGCTTCTGGTGGTGGACGAGGCGTCTGGTGTGCCTGAGAAGGTGTTTGAGGCTGCTGCTGGCTCGATGTCGGGCCACAGCGCCACGACGATCCTCCTGAGCAACCCTACACGGTCAAGCGGCACGTTCTTTGAGAGCCAGACGCGCCTGGCTGGCAGTTGGTGGACGCGGCGCTGGTCGTGTGTGGATAGCCCTCTCGTCTCGGAGGAGTTCGTTGACGAGATGCGGCTGCGATACGGCGAGGAGTCAAATGCCTTTAGAATCAGGGTCTTAGGCGAGTTTCCGCTGGCTGACGACGACACGATCATCCCGTTTCACCTCGTGGAGAGCGCCATGCACCGCGACATTGAGACGGATGAGAACGCCGCGACTGTCTGGGGCCTTGACGTGGCTCGGTTCGGCACTGACAAGACTGCTCTGGCGAAGAAGAAGGGCAACGTCATCACAGAGGTGACGTCGTGGCAGGGTCTTGACCTGATGCAGACCGTCGGGCGTGTTAAGGCTGAGTTTGACGGCCTGCCGATCAGCTTGCGGCCACGAGAGATACTCGTTGACGTGATCGGCATGGGCGGCGGCGTTGTTGATCGGCTCCGTGAGCTTGGCTTGCCAGTGCGGGGTGTTAATGTTGCTGAAAGCCCCTCCATGGGCGACACATATGTAAACCTTCGGGCTGAGTTGTGGTTTAAGATGCGCGGGTGGCTTGAGCAGAGAGGCGCGAAACTCCCAAGAAATGAGCAACTCATTGCAGAATTGACGTCAATCAGGTATAGTTTCGTGAGTAGCGGCAAGATGAAGGCTGAGAGCAAGGACGAGATGCGAAAGCGTGGACTTACCTCACCTGACCTTGCTGACGCTGTCTGTCTCACGTTGGCGTCCGATGCGGCAACTGCGATGGGCGGCAGATCATCTAAATGGGGCCAGCCATTGCGTCGCGGCCTGAAGGGAATAGCGTGATGGCAGATCGCAAATTTTTAGACTTCCTCGACATGATTGACGGCGGCGGCGCTGGTCAAATGGGCGACAAGTTCCAAGGCGGCGGTCTTTACTCTGTCCTCGGCAACCTCGTCGCATCGCCCTACGGCTCGCAGGACGAAGAGCGCAGAAAAGCCCGCATGGCGGCCTACGGCTCTGATAATATCGGCGGCGCTCCTATGGCGGCCCCTGCCCCCGTGCAAACGGCTGGAAGCATGGCCCCAGCGCCTGTCGCCCCTCCCACGGCGCAAGAGCGTTACGGCATGAACCCCCCAGCGGCGTACACGCCGCCCGCCCAGTCACCACTGGAGATGTTCGGCGGCATGGCCCCAGCGCCATACTCGCCTGCGCCTCAATACGGCGGTCGTGGCAGCGTTGGTATGCCCTACCCTGAGTGGGCGCAAGACGACCTTACTCGCCAGACTATTGACTACCTGCGCCAGATGGGCGTGCAGGGCTACTGATAGGACAGACCATGAAAGCACCAGTATTCAAAACCTGCAAGGGCTGCCCCACTCCCGCCGCGTGCAAGCGCGCTGGCAAGTGCCTTGGGAAGAAGCGCAAGTAATGGCTGAGAACGTCCTCAACCTAAATCGCAGCGACTTTAACGCAGCCATCCGTGAGCTTGCCGATCAGGGCATGGATACGTCGTTTCTGCGCCAGAAGTATCGCGAGCAGAATAGCCCGTTCTCTGGCCTACTTGACTACGCCAACAGGCAGCAACAGCGCATTGAGGACGCGGGGCGTCGCCCGATCATGGGTGGTCTTCTCTCAAAGCCTGTTGACGCAACAGGCATGGACGCAATCACGCAAGCAGAGTTTGAGCCACGGGCGTTCATCTCAGGGCTGCTCGGCTCTGTGGCTGAAGGCGTAGACGCCCCTGCCGCAGCCATGCGTGGCGACCTCACAGGCCAAGACGCCGAGAACGCTGCGCTAAACACAGCGGGTATGGCAATGCTGGGTGGCGGCCTTGCTGCAAAGCCTGCGGGTGCGCTGGGCGCTAATTCGTTTCGCCAGCGCCAACTCTCTGTTGAAGACGCTCCCATGATTGTGCAGCACAACATTTCTCCAGAGGGGCTGGCTATTTCTGAGCAGATTGGTGGTATACCTATGCCATCAATCGGTATTGCTGGAGCAAAGGCCCCGCTCGAAGGCTTTGGCGATATTACATTAATGCTTAACCCAGAGAAAATTGCACCGCGTCGAGACTTACCTGTTTATCCTGCTGATGCTTACACTGGCAGGCAGCCACGGGCAGACGTTGAGTTTGCAAACAAATCCCTCGTTGAAGATGCCATTGCAGCAGACCCGAACTTTAATCACATGAGGGATAAAGACTATTGGATGCAAAGCTATGACAATTTTGCAGACAATGATCGCATGATGCGAACAGCCCAGTTTGGGATCGACAACAAGATTGCAAACCCCAAAGACTACGAAAGTTTTAACGATTACGTTCGCGATGTCCAAAGAAAGTCAGGCGGTTTTCTTTACGAAGAGCAGCTTGCGCCCTATGCGGGGCTTCGGGAATACGGGGACACACAGCTTATGCTTTCCCCAGAAGACCCGTTTACCCCGTCGGGGAACAGACGCGCGTCTAAACCTTACACAGTCGAAGACGCCTTTAAACGTATGAATAAAAACAAGGCGTCGCAGGCTGGGTCGGAAGGGCATAGCGGGCCAGGCCTCATGCGCGCAGTTTTGCTTGATAAATTTAAGAATCTTGACGACATAAAAGCCAATCGTGGTCTTTTGATGGCTTCAGGCAATGAGATGGAAGATGTCAAGGGTGCTTGGGGAAGTGTTGTCTACGACACCATTGAGGATGTGGCAAGTAAGCACTTTGAGGGGAGCCATAGGCGCGCTGAAGAATACATGACGGACTTGGCGATGGGGCGGAACGTGTCTTGGGCAAATGCTACCTCAGAGGCACGGAGCGCCGCCACCAAGGCTCTTGCTGAGCTTAAAAAAGAAGCCGCAGGTATGCCAACAGAGTATTTTGAGGCTAAGCCACGCTCGGTTGCGCGAATTGGTGACTTTGATGCAGCAGTTGTTCCTGAAGGGTCTGTGGAAGCGCTTGAGGCTTTGCGCCGAGCGGGTATTCAGAATATCAAAACATATAATCCAGATGTGCCAGGCCGCACGCGCGCCGACGTAATTGGCGGAATGGATGACTTCTTTTTCGCCAACGCATCCACGCCTGCGGGGCTTTTGGCGGGACAAATGTCCTCAGAAGAGCAGCGCGCCATTGAGGATTATCTAAAGGGGTTACAACCCCAAGGCTTACTAGGAGGCGCACGCTAATGCCCCGCACCAAAGCAGAAAAGATCGCCGCAGCGAAGAAACGCCACGGCTTCACGGCAGTCAACAAGCCCCGCAGGGGCGGCCCGAAGAAGTTCGAGGTGCTGGCTGTTGAGGGCGATACGGTCAAGAAGGTGAACTTCGGTGACCCCAATATGGCGATCAAGAAGGGCCAGCCGAGCCGCAAGGCCTCGTATTGTGCTCGTTCTGGTGGTATAAGTGGGAAATCAAGCAAACTGAGCGCCAACTACTGGTCGCGGAAGGCGTGGGACTGCTAAATGGCAATTACAACATACACAGAGCTGAAGACGGCCATCGCTGACTTCCTAAACCGCGATGACCTCTCGGCGGCAGTGCCGACATTTATTTCGCTGGCAGAGGCTGACATGCAGCGCCGCGTGCGTCACTGGCGCATGGAAAAGCGCAGCACAGCCGAGCTTGACACGCAGTATAGCGCTATCCCCGCCGACTTCGTCGAGGTGATCCGCTTCTACGTCACATCCAGCGACACACGGCCGCTTGAGCTGATCAGTCAGGCCGAGCTGCTCGACCGCAAGGCCAAGCGCAGCAACGCAAGCGGAGCTCCAGCGTATTACGCCTTCACGGCTGGCGAGCTTGAGGTCTACCCAGCGCCCGACGGCACATATGACGTTGAGCTTTACTACATCGCCAGCATCCCCGCCTTGAGCGACAGCAACACATCCAACTGGCTCTTGGAGCAGTATGCCGACGCCTACCTCTACGGCTCGCTGGTTCACTCGGCCCCGTATCTCAAGGACGACGCCCGCATCCAAGTCTGGGCTGCGTTGTATCAAAGCGCCATTGATGCTATAAATGCTGAGAGTGAGCGCAGCAAATACGGCGGCTCTGGTCTACGCATGAAAATCAGGAGCTACTGATGAGCTTTTCAAACACATTCGAGAACCGCGTCCTGACATGGGTATTCACCACAGGTAGCGCCACGCGCCCTACATCTTGGCACGTTGCGCTCTTCACCACCAACCCCGCCGAGGATGGCAGCGGCACTGAGGTGTCGGGCGGCGGCTACGCCCGCCAGTCCGCCACGTTCACCGTGACAGGCAACGCCGCCACAAACGCAGCGGCGCTTGAGTATGCGGTCGCCACGGCCCCTTACGGCACTGTCACGCACGTTGGCATCTACGACGCCTCAACGGGCGGCAATCTGATCGCCTACGCGGCGCTGACAGCGTCAAAGAGCATCGACACGGGTGACGTTCTCCGCATCCCAGCAGGCGACCTCGACATCACATTGGATTGATAAATGACCAGCATAACGACGCGCGCAGGCAAGGGCACTCCCCTCACGCACACTGAGGTTGACGACAACTTCACAAACCTGAACGCGGACAAGCTGGAGGCGTCCAACAATTTGTCGGACGTCTCTTCTGCGTCTGCTGCCCGCACTAACCTTGGCCTTGGCACTGCCGCCACTACAGCCTCAACAGCTTACGCTACAGCCGCACAAGGCTCACTGGCTGACAGTGCATTGCAGTCTGGCGACAATGTTTCCGCCCTGACAAATGATGCTGGCTATACGACCAACGTTGGCGATATTACGGGCGTGACCGCAGGAAGCGGCATCACAGGCGGCGGCACTTCAGGCACGGTTACGATTAACCACGCTGATACATCCAGCCAAGCCTCAGTGAACAACTCTGGTGGCACAGTCATTCAAGACATCACGCTGGACACGTATGGTCACCTCACAGGTATAACTTCGTATAACCTTGATGGTCGCTACTACACTGAGAGCGAAGCTGATAGCCGCTTTGTGAATGCCACTGGCGATACTATAACAGGTGATGTATACTTCAACGCTACGACACACTGGGCAGTCAGCGCCTCAGACGCTGCCAGACAGAGAGCAGATGCTCGTGATGATGCAACAAACTTTTCACGACTTCACTGGTATGGGCACAGTGATACGGGTGGCACATCCAACTTTCGCCATGCTTGGTATGATGGTTCTAACTACGTTAACGTAACTGTTACATCAGGGCGCATCGACTTTACTGGTAGTGCCTCGTCTATGTATATCGGCAATGACCGTGTGTTTGACGATGGCTACCACCCCAACGCAGACAAGTGGACAACAGCCCGCACACTATCACTGACAGGTGACGCATCTGGTTCCGTCTCTTGGGATGGCTCTGGTAATGCTTCTTTGAGTGTTACTGTTGCCGATGACAGTCACAATCACATCATTGCCAACGTGGATGGATTGCAGACTGCTCTGGACGAGAAGTGGTCAAAGGGCGCTGACATTGGCGGGGGTGTTAATTTAAACACTTATGCGACAGATGGTTACTACCATCAAAACAGCAATGCCAATGCTTCAAGCGGTAGCAATTATCCAGTAGCTCTGGCGGGTATGCTTGAAGTGACATCCGATGGTTCTATGGTGTATCAACGATACACGACTTATAATAGCGTTCACACTG